TCAAGTTGTCCATACCAGAGCACACTATGATGCACACTCAAAGGCAGGAGATCTTTGTATTGGTAAGTAATTATGCTTAATATGTCGGGAAACCGAAACACAAGGGCCTTGCGCCCTTTTTATTTTTCCTATATAATTATGTAACAGTTCTTCACAAAACTACAATGACTGTAACAACGAATGAGTATGGGCAACAGAATATGTTTGCCAAAGAGCCCGTAATGTACTATGAAAATTACGGAATGCTCACCCCTAACATGGTTAAGGAGCGTACCAATGGACGTTGGGCTATGGTCGGCATTATTGCTGGCTTCATTTCTTACGCTACTACTGGTAATCTCTATTTTGGTATCTTCTGAGGGATTGACAATGGCACCAATCGTCTTTACAATAACTAGTGTTGCCTTTTTCGTTTTATTGGCACACTCTGTAAATCAACTATCAGAAACGTACTGAAATGTCCTATAATGTTACTCTCCGCTCTCCTGACGGCACCGAGACCGTCATTCAATGTGAAGAGGATCAATACATCCTTGAAGCAGCTGAAGAAGCAGGTCTTGACCTTCCTGCATCGTGCAGGGCAGGTGCTTGCTCCGCCTGTGCTGGCAAACTGATTGAAGGTGAAGTTGATAATGAAGAACAGTCATTCCTTGATGATGATCAAATTGAAGAAGGTTGGGTGCTGACTTGTGTGGCTTATCCCAAGTCGGATTGCACCATCCTCACTGAACAGGAAGAAAACCTGTGAGTGCCACCATGCTTGGGCAACTTGCTATTGCCCTTCAAGAACTTAACTGGGATGGAAATGATGAGATCGTAGTCAAGATTGGCGGCACTCAAGTCTCTGGTATCGACGTTGGTGAAAACTACAATCCAAAATGGTCTTCACCCATTGGCACTCGAAAGTATAACAAAGATGCCTTCATCGTTATCGAGAACGCAACTAGAAGCCCAGTAGTCTCCTCTCAACCAAACCCCGAACTTAAACAAAAACACCCTTATCAAGGAGAAAAACAATGAACGAAAAAGCAGAACGTATTAATGGTTGGGCAGCGATGATTGGTATCATTGCAGCAATGGGATCCTATGCCGACACTGGTCAAATTATTCATGGAGTATGGTGATGTTATTGTTAGCAACTATAATGCTGGGAACCTGGATATTCCTCAGTGTCCTTGGCAGTAATGATGCTGACGATGATGATCACTTTGATGGTGGCATGATGATTCCTGCTGCCGTACCAAGCTCTTGACAAACCAAAAAAATTTGCTATAATTCTATGGGAGACCACAAGTCTCCCTTTTTGTTTATCGGTATTATGTTAAAACGACTTTCATTTTTATCACTACTAGGTCTTCCTCTCGCTGCAATTGCATATCCTGCAATCAACGAACTGAGCCCTCTTCCAGATATTGTTGAGTTGGAAGTGGTGCGTAAGACTTGGAAGTGCCCTGGTTGTAACGAAAACGAAAAGTATGTCCTCGCACAACTCCAAGAACGAACAAAGATCTCAGATCGTAATGCACTTGCAACGATCATGGGTAACATCAAATCAGAAAGTAACTTCCATCCCAACATTTGCGAGGGAGGGGCTAGAGTTCCTTACCATCGTTGCCATCGCGGGGGGTATGGACTTATTCAGTGGACTACTCAGAAACGGTATGATGGTCTAGGTTCTTTCTGCAAACAGTATGGTTGCGATCCTAGTAGCATCGAAGGACAGACTCGTTACATGATCAATGAATCTCAATTCCAAAAACTTCTTCCAGAGTTTGAAGGACATGGATTCACTGTTGACCAATACATGGTTCCGTCTTATTATTGGCTTGGTTGGGGTATCAAAGGTGCCCGCCAACAATATGCATACAACTACACTAAGAAACTTGTCTGGGCATGATTAAGAAAGTAATCAAAGAAAGTGTCAAATACGTCAGAAAAGTATTCATTCCCAAGAGTGAATTTATTGATGATGTTGATCAACCAAAGGCACCTCCTAAGGTAAACCCAGAAAATAAATATGTTGGTGTAGTTGCTCCCATCATTGCTCCCTTTGACAGTTGGTTCTCCAAACCAGTGAAGACTGAAAAGGCTATCATTCATGAGGAAAAGGTTGCCGAACAGAAAAAAGTTGAAGCAACCCAGCAACCTGTGTCAAAGGAACCCGAGAACATTCATCAGAAGATGTATGAAATGGCAACCAAAAGTGGCAGCACCACACTCCAACTAAATCCCATTGGTGGATCAGAAAACTTCCAAGGTGGTTCGGAGAACTTTCATGAGAGATGATTGGCGTTACAACGACTTCAACATGAAGTTAAGACAAGAGGTTCTGAAAATCCTTCTTTCTAGGTTTGGTAAGCAAATGGAAGGAAAGGAACCTAAATATAGCACCCATTCGATTTATGAGTGTGCCCATGATTGGGTATCACAAGGAAACAAAACATCGCATGGGATTGTAAAGTACTACGAGGCATACTATGCAAAAGGTAATTAATGTACTTGCTATTGCGTCTTTCGCTGTATCTGGTGCCGTTGTCGGTGCTAGCGTATATGCTTATCTTAAGCTTCCTACACTGATTGAAGAAGCAAAGAAAAAAGCAATCGAAGAAGTCACAGGTGCTCTTCCTGGTATGATTGAGTCAGCAATGCCATCCATGCCTGGTTCCACTGGTGATGTTCTTAATGTCAAACCTTCAGTTCCTGGTTTATGAAAAAACTTATTATGAGTTTGCTGGCAGCAGCATCTTTTGCCGCACCAGCATTTGCTAATGACTCTAAGATCACCAAGGGTTATTACACTATGGATGCATTGGGGTGTATGTTGGTCCGGGAATGCACCAAAGATGTCCAGAGAGTCGAAAGTATCGATACTATTGCTGACGCTCACCCCGATAGTGATTTTGATATCATTGCTGACGAGTTCCACAGAATGCTCATTGCCTTGGAACATGTCGGGGTTAATGTGTTTCTAGCAGATGAAAAGTATTTTCCTGTTGGCCACCGTGGTGTTTATCATACTGTAAGTAATAACTTCTTCCTGAATAAGACTTATATGCGTCGTCCTGGTGTGTTGATGTCTGTGATGCGTCATGAAGGATGGCACGCTGCCCAAGATTGCATGGCAGGTTCTATCAAGAACTCTATGATTGCTATCATCAAACCAGAGGAAGATGTTCCTATGATGTATCGTGAGATGGCAGAGCGCACATATCCTGCACATGCTGTTCCCTGGGAAGCAGAAGCATCATGGGCAGGACGTACAGAGGACATGACCATGGAAGCACTTGAGTCTTGTGCTCGTGGAACTATGTGGACGGACTATGAACCAACACCTCTAACTAAAAAGTGGTTGGAAGAAGAGGGTTTTATTAAATGATTCCATTCTATATTGAGGAACCTCTGACTTGGAAACAGGTTGAGGTTTCACCAGACATTATTGAATACTGTGATATGACTACAGTAGATGCAGATCGTGAAGATCTTCGTTATATTGATTGTGTTTGGATGCACATGGGTTACTATGGAGTTCCAAAACATGTTATGAAAGCGCATCGTGATGAGTTTAATCCTCCAGTTCAACCAATTTTTGAATAAATACCAGTGCGCTGCTCTTTACTGAATGTCTGAAGAAGTAAAAGAAGTTTCCAAAGAGGAACCTAAGAAGAAAGGATTCTTTGGAAAAATTAAAGAAGCTGCTACTGACAATGAGAGTCAGTTAGAAGCAATTAGTACAATGGTTCGTCTTGGAATTCTTGTTTGGTCTGGTGGTATTCTTACCCTTGCTTATATCAAACTCCCTGCTGCCTTAGGTATTCCAGAACAGAAACTCGATCCCACTTTCATTGCATCTGTGTTCACTGGAGTTTTAGCTACCTTCGGGGTTCAGACAGCGAAAAAGTCTGGTGATGGAACTATGAAGATGAATGGTGCTGGTGGTGCTGGTGGTGGTGTTGGAATTACCAAAGCAGATCTGGAAAAACTAATCGCAGCTGCGGCACAAACTGCTCCTGCTCAAACCATTCGCATTGAGCAAGCACCAATTCAAATTAGCACCGTCACACCTAAAAAGGATGGCGAACCTCCTGTAATACCTACGGTATAAAACAATGATGCTACTTACTTTGTTTATTGTTGGTCATATGGAAATCGGCAACGGAATTTGCCGCACAGAGATGATAGTTTACGATGAACCAGTTGCGATGGAATATCCCTGTGAATACTACTCTGAGTTGAAAGATTTAGATAAATCAATTAAGGGTATGTAAAATGATGAAACTCGGCAAACAGACTGATGCTCCAGAAGTAGTAACACCAACTCCAAAGAAATCCCCAGTTAAAAATATTGCTATTGGACTGGGGGTTGCTTTTGGTATTGCTCATATTGGTGTTCTCGGTCATTTGCTGAATGCGGTTCGCCCGCCTGTGATTAACTTCCCATCAGGGGATTACTCTTCCTATAAGGTAGAGGCAACTAGAGATGGATATAGAATTGAATATAAAGCAAATGATCCAGCCATTTTAAATTCTGAAAGGCAATTAAGACTTGATCAGAAGAGAGGTGGATTGTTTGGTGGTGGTGTTGAAATGCGTAGAGAATATCGCCATGATCAATACACTATGGATGGTCACCGCAACCTTTATGGTGGTGCAGGAGGTGGCGCTGTAGACGCTGAGGGAAAGTCCCTTGTCAAAAGCGAAGAGTGCATTCGGGCGGACGCTGGAGCACGGTCTCAAGGTGCAATGGCAGGAACCGCAATTAGTGCTGGTTTGATTGTTCCTGCAGTCTCTAGCATTCCTTACGTTGGTTGGTTAGCATCTGGTTGGGCACTTCTCTTAGGCCAAAAAGCAGGGTCTGAATTGGGATCTGAAGTTGGTTCCGTATTTAATGACTGTTAATCATGCTTACGATTATAAATTATATTGCGGCCTTTTGGTCGATGGTCGTAGTTCCTTGCGTGACTGTTCCTGCTAATTGGGAGCAGTGCTCAAAAATAGATCAATGGTTGATACCAGACTTGATTCATGCTTGGGAACTTAAGACTCGTAAAGTCGTTCCGTATCAAGCAGAGAAGGAATATCTAAATGAACTTATTTCTGAGACCTCTAAATGATGTTAATGACGTAACTTGGAGTATCATTTGGATGTTAGTGATACTCCTAGCAGGTGTAATTTACGTTGTTGCATATATACTAGGAATTGATAAGAGAGAATCAGATGGGAGCAATGACACCTCCGAGTCGGAAGAGTTGCTACAACTTCCGAGTGATCGAGATCAACAGAGTTCTTGACGGAGACACAATCGATGTCACTATTGACCTGGGTTTTGACCTTTATAAGAAAGAAAGAGTCAGAGTTGCAGGAGTCGATACGCCAGAGAAACGAACACGCGACGAAGAAGAGAAGGCACTTGGTTATGACGCAACCAATTGGCTCAAAGAGAAACTCGATGGTGCTATCAATGGTGATGATGACCTCGTTATTAGGACTGAGCTTGTTGGGGGTGTTGGCAAATACGGTAGACTCTTGGGATGGCTTTATATTGGAGATGCAGAACTCTCCCTCAACGAGCAAATGATTGAGGAAGGGTATGCTTGGGCATATGATGGTGGAACCAAGCAAAAAGACTTTGAAGAACTCAGAGAGATTCGCAGAGCACACGG